CTAATTTTAAAGTCAGAGATTTTACTATCAATGCATTCTTCCCTAATCAACTTACTAATTTTACGGATATTACAGATCGATTTAATAATTTAAAGGCCCTGGCTGTGAATGTAGCAGAACCACTTTTAGCTAAATTCGGTAAATTTAGAATAAACTCTGCAATAAGAAATCAAGAAACCTGCCCAGCACCTAATCATAGTCAACACACATTAGGAATGGCTATGGATTTTCAATTCCCGGGATGGAGTCTCGACAAGTATTGGGAGATGGCACCCTGGATAAGAGATAATATTCCATACGATCAAATGATATATGAATATAGTGATAAATCAGGCTCCGTATGGTATCATTTAAGCTATAATAAAAATGGTAATCGTAAACCCGGCGATCCAGTTAAAGTCATGACAATGTGGCACAATAAATACGACAAGGGTGGGCTAAAAAGGTACGCTTAAATCCCGCAATAAAAACACCATATAATTTTGTTGATAAATAACAGAAAGAGAATTATATGGCATCAAATCAACGAGGTTTAGTTCAAAAGAACATCATCCCAAGGAAGCCTTACTTTGTTGGATTCAACACAGTAAACCAGCCTTCGCCTCCTTATTCACTAACCAATGTTGATTTAGTTAAAAGAGATATATTAAATCAGTTTGCTACACCAATGGGCTCTAGAGTAATGTTACCGGGTTTCGGAACAAATATCTATTCTTATTTGTTTGATCCATTTGATGAATATACAAAAAATGTAATAATAGAAGATGCAGTAAGAGTAGTTCAATCGGATCCTCGTGTCCAGATGGTCTCTATTGATGTATTTCAAAGTGATCAAGCTCTAACGGTTGCTATGGTATTGTTATTTGTACCCAATAATATTACGGATAGTTTGTTCGCAATTTTCTCCCTAACAGATCAGGAGTCGTTCTAGGATGAATTATCTTAACATTTATAATCAACTTGTATTTCGTTCAATCTCTCGCCAATTAACCGAATATTCAGAGAAGCACCATATTATTCCTAAATGTATGAATGGTACAAACAAATCTAATAATATAGTTAAACTTACAGCAAGAGAACATTTTTTAGCGCATTTACTTCTTGTAAGAATATATCCAGAAAATATAAAATTGAAATTTGCGTTAAAATCCATGTGTACCCTACAGAACAAATATCACAATGGTCAACGAATAACGAATAGATTGTTTGGGGAATTTAGAGAACTATCGAAAAGTCTACATACTGGTATGAAAAGATCTGAAGAAACAAAAAGAAGAATATCAGAATCAAATATGGGCAAGCATTCGCACTCACCAGAGACTAGGAAAAAATTATCAGAGAATCATAAGGGACAGATCCCGTGGCACAAAGGAAAGAAAATGACAGACGAGCTCAAACAAAAATTAAGTAACAGCCATAAAGGTATTAGACCTTCGCTCGAAACCTGTCAGAAATTATCTGATGCCAAACGAGGCCGAAAAAGGGTGTATAATCTCGACGGTTCGTGGAATATGATAAAGGTAGAAGAATAAAATGTCAGCAAGTATTCGTCAGAGTAATCTTTTCGCTGCTGAAGATTATCAAAAAATCTTTCAAGCATATCAATTCATTGATTATACAGCCTATGACTTTGATACTCTAAAGCAAGCATTAATTAATTACATTCAGACATACTATCCTGAAGATTTCAATGACTATATTGAAAGTTCTGAATTTATTGCAATCATTGAATTAATCGCATACTTCGGCACAAGTTTGGCATTTAGAACCGACTTAAATAGTCGTGAAAACTTTATTGATACTGCCACACGTAGAGAAAGTATTATCCGTCTTGCACAGATGGTAAATTATGTGCCTAGTAGAAATATTGCTGCCAGTGGTTTATTTAAGGTTGCCTCAGTACAAACAGATCAAGCATTAACAGACGCAAACGGAATTAATATAGGTAGTACACCTATCTACTGGAATGATCCAAACAATCCTGATTGGTTCGATCAATTTGTGCAAATCTGCAATGCCTCGTTTAGTCAGCTTAACCCGTTTGGCCGCCCAACAAAGAGTGGCATAATTGGTAGTATTCCAACTGATCTGTATCAATTGAATAGCGTGTTAAGACAAAATGTTACATATCAGGCTATCATTACTATTAATGGTCAACAATATCCGATTGATATTTGCAATCCAGATTTTATAACAAATCAAACAATTTTTGAACGTGATCCAGATCCAGCTAATTCGTTTAATTTTATATACAGAAATGATAGTTTAGGAGTTGCATCTGCCAATACAGGATTCTTCTTGTATTTTAAACAAGGCAATTTAATCAATACAGATACGAGTTTTGACTTTCCTGTACCGAGTAGACTATTCCCGATTAATGTACAAAATATTAATCAGGATGATGTCTATGTGCAGGAAACTGATCAGAATGGTAATGTTATAACCAAATGGCTTAAAGTACCTGCACTGGCTGGTGAAAATATTATTTATAATAGTATTCAATTTGCACAAAGAAATATCTTTGATGTACTTACAGGTGCCAATGATACTATTACTGTTAGATTTGCTGATGGTAATTTCGGCAATGTACCTACAGGACTTTTTAGATTCTGGACACGTATTAGTGCAAACCAGGCACTAGTTATTAGACCAAATGATGCTCAAGGTCTACAAATCAATATTCCATATGTTGGTGTAGATCAGCAAACATATACCTTGCAGATTATCTTTAATCTAGAACAAACAATCGGTAATGCTGCACCATCTGAAACAGATGATCAAATCAAATTACGTGCTCCAGAAGTATTCTCAACACAATCTCGTATGGTTAATGGTAGTGACTATAATGTTCTACCACTTATCTACGGTAATCAAATTACAAAGTTACAAGCAATAGCTAGAACATTCAGCGGGGATAGTCGATATATTGATTTAAATGACTCTACTGGTTTCCATAAAGACTTAATTATATTTGGCCAAGATGGTACATTATTTAGAGACAATCAGAATGTTCTAATGGAAGTTGTTAAAGATTCTTCTAATTCAGGAACGATAGAACAAATTCTTATAAACACAATACAGACAATGTTGCAAGACCCTAAGGTTAATAAATTCTTCTACGATGAATATTTGCCGCAGTTTGAATCTACAATCAGAGTTAATCCGCCAAATACAGGTCGATCATTATTAGATTTAGTTCCTACCCCTGGCGGACCATCGGTAGATCCATCATCGCCACTATTCTGGCAAACAAGCCCTGCAAAATTTAAAAATACAACAGGATTCTTTAGTGGTGCATCAGGCTCCTCGACTGCCTTAGCATTAGTAAATATACTTACACCAGCTAATCTTCCCGGTAGTGTTTACGAACCGTGGAATCTTATACAATCTGGTGCGGTATTACAATTTGAATTACCGGGCGATTCGACAACATTGAATTCGGCAGGTGTGAATAGTGTTATTCAATTTGGTATTCCTCAAATTGTTAATCCATTAAATCCATATGCTAATATTGGTCCAGTAGAATTAGGTGTCAATGAACAAGTAAATTATCAAGCAACCAAAGTATATCCTGCTTTTAGAAATACATTAAATTCTACAGAAATTAATGGCAATGGCGGGGATGAACCTACTGGATTTTACGGAATTAACAACAGAATAAATGATGGACAGTCATTCTGGATGTACTATGATTTGCTAACAGATGAATGGCATACATATGTCAATCCTGGATCGGGTGTATCACAACCATTCCAGTATGCACCTGCTGATATAGTAGTCGGGGTTCCGCAAATCTATTCAACGACAAACTGGACAACAACAACACAGGGTGGTTTATTATACATTTCTATTGTACCTAATCTTGATACAACAGTGACATATGATCTTACAGCCAGAGGTCGTGTTTATGTTTTTGAATCCTACAGAGATGTTAGATTCTACTGGGAACCTAATCAGGTAGTTATTGATAATTCAACTGGTTTAGCATTACAAGACTCTATTGAAATTATGCCATTTGTTAATACAAATAGCATCATTGATAATAATCTACCTGTTATTTCTGATCCAACAACTTCATTCTTAAATAGGCAAGTTGATTTTAATATTTCAGGAGTCTATATTCAAGATGATGGATATTTAGATCCTGCAAAAGTACAGGTATCATTAATAGATGCTAATAGTGATGGTATTCCAGATGATCCAGGAGCATTCGATAGAGTTGTTTCTCCAGATGATAGAGTTGTATTTGAATATTATGTAGATGCTATATCTGGCTATCAGAGTACTCGTCCCTGGGTTTCTAGATGGAAGATAGACTTGCAGAATGTTGCAACAGATTTATATGTTTACTTTCCTATAGTAAATGTGGGGATCGATACAACATTATATAGTTCTCCTTATATTGCTAATATGTTATTGACCAATAATGCAGACATTATTAATCCTAGTACAGTAATGACTCCTGGATTTATATATGTCTATATGGATGAAGTAGATTTATTGTTTATTAACAATTTAGCACAAATTCAATATACCGACCCATTAACAACACCGACTATTACCATTGCAAATCAATTAACGGCATTTTTTAATAACGATACAACAACCTATCCGTGGTTAGCTGGAGTAGATTTAATATTGAATAAATCAAGTATCGTGACAACATATTTTACAGACAAATCATATTTGCTGTCATCTATAAGTCCTCCGGGATTTGGTGTGTACTATGCTTTGCAGTTTGTGACTACAAATAATACCGGATATACCACAGGCAATGTTGTTGAGGGAACGCCCGATCTATATCACTACGATAAGAATGGTAAATCATTCACACAGAATACAACAATACCAACAGCACAACAATTACCTGTATATTTTAAATGGAGTCATTATTCTCCAATTGACCAACGTGTAGATCCTGCAGCAACTAATATTGTTGATATGATTGTTATTACAAATAGTTATTATACAGATATGATAAACTGGAAAAATAGTAATGGGTCTGCACTTACATTGCCAGCACCACCCACAACTGAAGAACTTAGAATACAATTCCAGAATCTAGACCAGTATAAAATGGTTAGTGATTCAATGGTATGGAATTCAGGTGTATTCAAAATCCTATTCGGAACACAAGCAGCACCGGAATTACAAGCAACATTCAAAGTAGTAAAATCATCTTCTTCTAGCGTTAGTGATAACGAAGTTAAGACAATGGTTATAACTGCTATAGATCAATATTTTGATATTAGAAACTGGGATTTTGGTGAAAACTTCTTCTATACAGAACTTGCGGCATTTATACATCAACAACTTTCTACGATTATTAGTACGGTTGTTATTGTACCGAATAATGCTAGTTCATTATTCGGTGACCTATTTGAAATTGTAGCAAATCCTAATCAATTATTCATATCAACTGCAACAGTAAATAATGTGCAAATAGTAGCTAACCTAACAGATCAAAACATGAGAACATAAATGACTCAGTATATTAAAAAACTGCCGGCGGCATTTCAAACAGTAACTGAAACGAAATTCTTTGACGCTACACTTGACCAAGTTTTTTCAAAGAAAGATAGTGATTTATTAGCAGGATATTTAGGTCGTAGGACAGCGGGAGATTATAATCCTGTTACCGATTTTTATCTTCCGGAGCCAAGTAAGAATAGAACATGGTGGCAATTAGAAGCAACAGCATATGCACAAGATGCTAGTAGCAATAAAACAAATATTTTCTTCTACGAAGACCTATTAGATAATATTGAATACTATGGCGGTAATGTACTTAATCAGGATAGATTATTTGAATCCGAATATTACAGTTTCGGCCCTCCAATTGATTACGATATGTTTATTAACTATCAGAACTATTATTGGGTTGAGCAAGGTCTTGCAACAATTACTATTACTGGTGTAACAGGTGCCGATATTGTTGGCAAATCATCATTCAATACAAATAGTATTCCGGGAGCAACACCAGCGAACTTAACTATTACAACGGGATTGACTATTTCATTAATTGGCGATCCTGTTTATTCTACACCGCACGTTGTAGAAAATATAGGCGGCTGTATTGGCATTAGATTAGTTCCTCAGTTCCCGGATTATACTCCTGGAACTGTTTTTGAATTTTTACCATGGGATGGAGCAATTCAATTATCAACTGGTAGAATTATTAATAATGCATATTGGGACATGAATACATGGGACTCCCAGACACAGCCTGGTGCCGGCGATTATATTACTATTGAGCGTGGTTCCCTTGACAGAAATGCATGGTCCAGAACTAATAAATGGTTTAATATAGATGCGATTACAACAACCATTGCATTTGCATCTTCATCTTTCCCTTCTAATGCTACAAGAGCATTAAGACCTATTATCCAGTTCATTGCTGACCTAAATCTTTACAAAACCGGTACTCAATTTAGATCAGAGATTAATTACGGATTTAGAGATGATACATTTGGATCACCTTTATTACTAGCAGATTATCAAGGGCAACTTGCTACAACAGTTAATGCCGAATTAGGTACAGATTTTATAGGTGGTGAATTAGTTTGCTTCTTTAATGATGCAACATCTATTCTTGTGAATTTATTTCCATGGGAAATAGCACCATGGGATCAGGCTGCATGGGATGCCGTTGCACCAAGTTCAATAAACAAATATATATTTGAAGTAACTGTATTACCGGACGGTACTATGAATTTCGAACCATATACTGCATGGTCTACTCCAATACTCGAGGGTGATATTGTCTTTATTACCGAAGATGGGCCATTTAATAGCGCCCAGAGAGGACAGACATGGTATTACAGTCTAGGAATCTGGCAAGAAGCATTTAATGATAAGGTATCTATAAATCAGCCACCGTTATTTCAGCTGTATGATCACAACGGAGTAGGGCTCGATAATTCAGTAACCTACCCCAAGAGTACCTTTTACGGAAGTAAGATATTTTCGTACAAACTCGATGCTACACCTGGCGCAACAATAGATCCTGTGTTAGGATTCCCTATTGTATATACTGCTCTAGGTCAGGCATCGGATATTATTTTTCAGAATAATCTTATTACTGATAGGTATGTATATAGTGTAACTCAATTACCGATTAATGGTTATTACTATTACAAAACAACAACTGATCCGATATTATATAATAATTGGAATCTATATCAACCTTGTCAGTGTAATAATATTGTGCCGCCACCTCCTGTAAATTGTCTAGAAACAAGTAAACAGCGAGTAATTGACAAATTTGTAGTTGGTTATGGCACAAAATATCAATTTAAATTAAGTGTCACACCATACGGATATGTATATGGTGCCGGCCCAATTCAGCCGTCCGCCGATCTATCAGTGAATGTAAATGGTACTAATATTATAAATCAAGTTGGTGGATATATATTTGAAGAAATTAATAAAGATGTATATGTGAATTTGGTTGCATATATTACCTCATTATTAACAACCCAACAATCACAGGCACCGGTTGTCGAAGTACAAACATATACACATGGATTACTAAATCCGGATGCATTAGGTTATTTTGCGATACCGCAGCAATTAGAAGCTAATCCTAACCAACTCGAAGTTTATGAAATTAGTGGCAGCGATTTAACACAACATTTTGCATCTATTATTGCAAATCAGATTGGAGAAATCGGTATTGCATTTGGCGGAAATACAAATTATAGAGATACAAGAAAGAATAGATCAGTGGGCTCCTATATTTTACAGAATGTATCGCCGGCCCTAAAAACAATGCTTGTATCATCATCTGATGATCTTGATTTTATCGCCGGTGCGCGATTTAGTCAAGATGAATATACAAAGTTTAAGAACAAGTATTTAAGAACTGCATTACAACTTATTAACCAGGAATTTGATCCTGTTCAGTATCATAACAATACTGTTGTAATTAGTGCATGGGTTGAAGAAATTCTAAAAGTTGTGAATATCTCAAATGAATTTTCAAATGCATTTGCATATTCGTATATGATTGCAAATGGTAGTCCGTATTTAAATGAAACAAATATTGTACCAGTAGGCGGAAATTTAACATTAACTAATTATATCGATCTATCAGATCCCAAGAATGCCCTATACATATATGATATAACCGGGCAAGAACGATTACTTGTTATTGGTGAAGATTATGAAATTACGTCCATAAATCTTGAAATTGATATTAAGTTTAATTTAGCTAATGTCTCAGTTGGCAACACAATAATTTGTAATTTATATAAGAATCCATTACCAGCATATATTCCATCTACTCCTTCTAAAATCGGTGCATATTCTACATATGTACCAAGAATGGAATGGGACACATCTTATATAAATCCGACATGGGTTATAATTGGTCACGATGGTTCTAAAACAATTACTTACGGTGATTATAGAGATCAACTTCTATTAGAACTAGAGAAAAGAATCTACAATCTAATTCAATATAAGTTTAGACATCAATATTATCTACCGTTAAGAGTAGAATCAGTTAAAGCTGGATATTTTAGACAAACACGATACTTACGTCAGGAATATTTAGATGTAACAGAATCTTATATAAACAAATGGTCTGCCAAAAATAGAGCGAATTATCGTGCCAATGACTGGTATTCTGCAAGTACAGATCCTGCTGTAGTTCCTAGTTTTGTTCCGGGTATAGGTAATATCTGGAAATTATATAATTACAGATATGCTGTAAATGTACTAGCACAACCACTAAATTTACCGGGTAACTGGAAAGGTATTTTCCAATACTATTATGATACCATTTATCCAGATACACGCCCGTGGGAGATGTTAGGATTTAGTGAGCAACCATCGTGGTGGGTCTCTCAATATGGGCCTGGCACATTAAATATGGCCGGACAAACTGTATGGTCCTCAGCGCACACATTCATGTGGCAAGACTTAGAATTCGGCATAATTCGTCAAGGCCCATCGGCCATCTATGACCCTGTCACTACTTTGCCACAAGAACAGCCTATGTGGGCAAGACCGGGATTATCGGCAATTATTCCAGTCAACTCCGCTGGCGAAATTATCTCTGTCATGACCCTATTTGGTGTTGCATTCTCCGGTAATTATTATGAACCATTTGATCACTTTGATGCAGACTGGATGTACGGAGATGGAAGCCCAGTTGAACAAGCATGGATGTCAACATCTGCATATACATTTAATATACAAGAATTTTTATTCTTAATGAGACCAGCACCATACGGTGAATTATTCTGGGATACAGTTGGTACAGAATTATCGCCAGGTATGATAACAGTAATTGATTCTGCAGATCCTGTAATGTCAGATAGAAATTGGCAATTCGTGCAGAATGATACATTCACAAGTAGTGACCCGTTCTTTGCATGGATGCGTCCTAAGAATGCAGATCAAATAGTTCATGCAGAGACAGTCGATAATGTGGTACAAATTAGATACGGATATCAACGCTGGATTAGTGATAGAATTCTTTTCTTAGGAAAAGATATTGCTAGTACATTTGGTCAAAAGATTAGAACACTTAACGTAAATCTAGCAAACAAACTTGCAGGTTTCGCCAATAAAGATACAACTAATCTCTACATCGAATCAGTTAGCCCTAACACAACAACAAGCAGTCTAATTATACCATCGACTAATTTTGAGGTTATCCTTCATCAGAGTCCTGTCGTGGCTACCTACTCATATAGCGGTGTTATCATCCGCGCTCTTGCAGATGGTACCTTTGCTGTATACGGCTATGATTTATTGAATGCAGAATTTATAACATTAGGCCGTTCAGATGCTACATTAATAGATGTATCAATCGGTGGTACACCATCACCATTCTTATATTTCTCATCTGGTGCAACATACAACACTGGAGATATTGTCAGATATAATGGTGTGTATTATGTAAGTTTAGTCACTCAGACAGTACAAAGTTTTGTTTCGGCAAACTATCAGAAATTAAAGAGTCTACCAATTATTGGCGGAATCTCTGTAATTTACAAACCTATATCAACAGATACAATTACAAAAATTCCATACGGATCTATTCTAAAATCAGCTCAGGCAGTATTTGATTTACTAATCGGCTGGGGAGCATATTTAGGTTCGCAGGGGTGGCAATTCAATGATGTGAATCAGGATACAAATATATTAAATGATTGGTTATATTCTGCCAAGCAATTCTTATTCTGGTTAAACACAAACTGGGCACCTGATGCATCTATTCAACTTAGTCCATTAGCAAATAAGGCATCACTTATTGTTTCTCGTGGATATCCAAATGATGTTGAATCGTTATCAAATGGTGTATATAGTATTCTTGACAAGTACGGTGTAGCCATTCCTACAAATAATACAACAACAAATAGAGATGGTATGCTTGTCACAGTTGAACCATCGACATTAGCATCTGGAGGAATCTACTATCTACAGGTTAATACATCTGAAACAGAACATATTATTATATTAGATAACACGACAAGTTTCAATGATACTGTTTATTCTCCATTATTAAGAGCAAGACAACAACGTCTACGCTTCAATGGATTTAGAAGTAATGGCTGGTATGGTAAAATGGAAGCTTCTGGTTATCTTATTATTGGTAATCAGCTTGTACCTAATTTCGATACCATTGTAGAAAGTATGAGATATTTCTATGATCCGAATGTTGTAATCGATAATCCGAGTCTTGAAGCGTTAGGTCATCATTTAATCGGCTACGAAAGTAAGAGTTACCTTGATAATCTTCAGGTAGCTAATAATATTCAATATCTATTCTATCAGGGCGCTATTAGACAGAAAGGCACTACCCAGGCTTTCGATAAACTATTTAGATCTACCAAAGTTCAGAGCAACGAAATTATTCAGGTGTTTGAAGAATGGGCATTAAAATTGGGAGAGTTCGGTAATACAATCGAACAGGTATCTACTGAATTTATTCTACAACCAGAGCAGAATACCGGAGAGGTTGTTGTTGCGCGGTTAAATTATATTCCTTCTACAATCGGGTTTGTAAAACAGATCAGCATATTAAATGCAGTGAATACATATGTAACAGTACCTAAGGTTATAATTAGTGCACCTGACGCAAGTCCTTCGGATCCTAATCTAACAGAAGCATTACGCCAAGCTAAGGCATATATTGTGCTCAGTGCAACAGGACAAATTTCTCGCGTAGATATTACAGATCCGGGTTATGGATATCTACAGAGCCCTGTAATTAGTATTGATTCATCACCAACAATATTCTCTATACCAGACCAACTTTACAGCGTATGGCAAGGCTCAATTATAAGCGACAATGTTTTAGATAACATCATTAATATAGATATTGATCAAACAGATGTGTGGACTGTTCGTCCTGCAGATCCGGCATATTCTTTAGAGTTCCCTGTAACACCACAAATTAATTATTCCTTACCTAATGCAGGATATGTAAATTTTAATGATATTACGTGGACGTCTTTCGATGTAACTCAAACAGCAGTAAATTGGGGAACTGCCTCCTTGAACCCTGGTGTAAATGACACAGTCTGGGTCGCTAAGAATTTCATCGAAGATTGGTCCGTCTATAAAATGGCAGAATTTACTGAAAATTGGATAGTTACCAAAGACAATAATGATGATTTATTATTATTAACTGATTACGGCGTAGTATCTACATTATCGGTTCTTGTGGTGCAAGCCGGCCAGGCTACTGCAACTGCAGAGCTTATTGGGACAGCCATATTAACAGTTACACCCTCCAACACTGGCGGGTATTATTATACAATACCGTCGGTTAGTATATTCAATACCAACGGGGCTGCACCAACAACATTGGCCGAGGTAACAGCAATATTATCGGAAGGATCCAAGGGTATTATTACAGGCTATACAGTCAGTGTTTCGGGTGCAGGTTATACAACACCGGAAGTCCTTATAGATGCGGCACCGCCAGCACTAGGTAGTGGGGCAGTATTAGAGCCAGTAGTCGATTGGTACGGTCGCATCGTCTCTGTTAATATTATCGAAGCAGGTATCGATTATACTGTTGTCAATACCGTTATTGCAGCAAGAGCAATACCTGGCTCACTATCAGATATTGATGCAACATTCTCAATTACAACAAGCGTAGTCGGTGAAATTCTTACAGTAGAAGTTATGAATAAGCCCGGTAACACTCACGGTTTACCAGTTAATTCCGGCTATGCACCTGTTGCCAATGTAACTATTATTCCAGAGTTATGGAATTCGGTAGTCGGTGATAGAACCGACTTCGGTAACATGATTGTTCTACAACAGGTCATTGATGGAACACCAGTTGGTTCTAATAATTACACAGTTGGCATTCTACCGTATACCACTACAGATTATAACGACCCGGGCACATATACAGACCCTGATACTCTTATAACATATAATGCATATTATCTAACAACATTAGCTGGTGTGAATATAACTTCTTCTGATATTGGTAACTATGCTGATTTCACAGATATGTTATTATATAAGACTATGCGATTCCCTGTCACGCCAGACTGGGGATATCCTCCATCGTATATTCAGTATAATGATAAAATTTGGGTAGATGATGTAGATGGTAAATGGAATGTATTAACTTGGTTATTTGTATATGAATGGGGTATTTTAACACCATTTAGGCAACAAGAACCCCTAATCAATACTTCGTTATTTGAGAGTGCAAGTATATTTGCGTCAGATACAAGAAATGAATTAATTCAACTACCCATCTATGATCCGTTTAAGTCTATACTACCGGGCCCTGCAAAACAGAATATTGCATATATATCTGAGCAAGATCCTGCCAGTTACAATGTCACAGCTGACGCAACATTGTTCAGTGAAAACATAACTTTCGCTAATAGACAAGTTGGTCAATTATGGTGGGATCTATCATCCACTAGATATACTTACTATGAACAACCTCGTTCTTTAAAAATGGAGAACGGGACATTAGTTTATGATGAAACTGCATTAGATAACTTAGTCTATAGAAGAAACAATTGGGGACAACTTTTCCCGGGTAGTATCATTGCGATTTATGAATGGGTACAGAGTTCTGTACCACCAGCACTCTATACCGGGACAGGAACACCGAGAGATATAACAACATATGTTCAGGTAACGACATCAAATAGATTTACTAGTGCCACGGTTACCAATTATTATTTCTGGGTCTTGAACACAACCGATAAACCAAATATCGAAAATAGAACAATGGCAGCGCAAGACGTTGCTCTTATGTTGCAATCTCCAATGAGTCAAGGTTTTGCATTCTTCTGTCCAATTCAACAAACATCTACAAACAATTCGTATATATTTTATAATGTACAAAATATCCTCTCATATCAGGGTGATAATGTACAGATACAATACAGACTTGCAGAGAGAAACGATCAGAAGCATACCCAGTGGGCATTCTTTAGAGAAGGTGACCCTGCATCTATTATAACAGATCAATTCTGGAACAAGATGGTTGATAGTTTATGCGGATACTCGGCATTATTACCGGCAACGGGTGAATCTATAGATGGAATTCCTACATGGACTTCATTACCGTGGGATAGTGCCGGTTGGGATACATCTTTCTGGGATAATGCAGACTATGGTGTAATTTTACCAGTACCTGATCCAAAGTTAAGCGAAGGTGAAAAATACGGCATCGATTATAGACCACGTCAGGGAATGTTTGTAAACTTACCTTCAGCAAGACAAATATTCACACAGGCTGCAAATCAATTACTTGTGTATATACCTATACGTGATAATAATCCGGGATGGGGTGCATCGATACCTACCTGGAACTTAACAACATCTACTGATATTTACTATGGTATATATTGGACATATACCGACTGGTATGCGGTTGGTTACGAGAATGTAACACCGAATATTGTATTCCAAACTTTACAGAATGCTAAGGATGCATTGACAGCTGGATTACTTAAAGTAGAAGATATTGTTGAAGTATCTAATGGCACAACTGATGGACGTTGGGCACTATATGCAGTTTCTCAACTTAATCCCAATATTCCTGTACTTAGCCTAACGCTTGTCGGTATTGAAAGTAGTGCTATTAATTTAATGAATTCAATATATACAACTACCGGTGTATATAGTCTTTCAACGGAACTTAGAGCATTATTAAATGCATTCAGATTAGAGGTAATGGTTGACGCATTTATTGTAGATCAGAATGAACTATTCTTCTCTATGATGAATTATGTAATGAGTGAGCAGAAAAATCCAAACTGGTTATTTAAATCATCTTATATCTATGTTAAGGAAAATAACATACCATTGACACAAACTCAATTATATGTCCCTGATCAGATTACTAATATCCTGCAATTTATTACTGATTCTAAACCATATCATACTCAGATTAGAGACTACACCAGCACATATCTTACTACTGATATTGCAGCTGGTACGGCAATAGATAGTCACAAATGGAATATCCAATTGCAAATTGGCCCAGATTATCCTGGTTTATCTTATGATACACCATCTTATATTTTAGATGCACAAACATTTATTGACAACATAGATCAATTTGTTTCAAGAGAAGATGTATATACCGTACCATTAACTTTCTACGATTCAAGTAAGGTAGGGTATTCGGCATTATTTCCTTATACATTTAACTTCAATGATATAAATTTAAGTAATCCACAAAATATTGTCACACCGTATAATATAGTTGGAATTCAGATAGGTACGACTGTTCTACTATATGGGCAAGATTATTATGTCGGGGATAACGATAATACAACATTTACTGTTTATTTCTATAATGATCCAGGAACTTCACCTACGCCAGTTGCACTTGTATGGTTTGATGGTGGTCAACTATTAACAATGAATTCAGGCACTCATAAAGATGAAATTGCAAGAGGTTTCGCGACAGATGATCTAGTTATTAATGTTGATACAAGATTACCTGCCGATATATCAACTGGTATACCGACAGCATATGTAGGATGGGGAGATACCTGGGATTCTATCGCAAACCCTATAGCTCAAGCACTTGTAGATGCTGGCGGATCAGCAAGTATACCGTGGGACCCGGTGTTGGTACTAGAAATATTACCTAATACAATTAGCTCTAAGGAAAATTCAAATGATAGAGATGGTGCCAATTTCTATAGAAATGCAGAAATAGACTCAGCAACATTGGTATATGATTTATTGGCACCACAAGAACCTAATGAAAATATAGAAGTTATTACAGTGCTAGATATTAATCATGTACTACCGGATCCGGGCGCAGATCACGGCACCATATGGATAGGTGGTGAAAGAATTGAATATAGAGTAAAAGAATTAGTTGCAACAAATACGTGGGAACTCAAACTGATACAGAGAGGGACAATGGGTACATCAGCAACAGAACATACAGTTTTGATTCCTAGTCTCGCAGATCCGATGATATTGGTACCGAATGCTGTATGGGTAGAGAAAGGTAATTACATACCCGGCAGTCCTAATATCGATGTATGGAATGCGGTTGATACCACTCCTGTGGGCTCTGATAATATCACATCAGTACCAATGGGTGGATTATGGTATGCACAGACTCCAGAAGCCATGTTCTTAAAACAGAGTCAGGGTATAAGTATACCTTAATAACTAGGTAGATAATAATCATGATAAATAAAGAAAACGGTGACAAAGAAGAGAAATCCGAACCGAAGAAAGATGCCGGCCTTATTGATACGGCATATATGGATGTTCAATGTCATATAATAATAAAAGATAAAGATACTGGTGAAGTGCTAGTAAACAAAAGGGGTTAAGATGCAAGATATTTTTCGTGCCTCCATCCAGGGCTTTGTTAAGATTACAGACAAAGATACTAAAGAAGTCCTGGTAGATACACATAACGACGTACTCTATGGAAATATGTCGGCCGCTCTGGCACATGCCTTAATTGGTAATTCTGACAGTTTCTTATATTACATGGCTTTCGGCAATGGTGGTGCATATATAGGTCCAACTGGAACAGTTTCGTATAAACCATCTCTTGGTGGTGCAGGTAGTTTAATTAAGAATCCAACAGCTAATTTATATAATACAATTTATGTGAAGAAGCTATCGAATGACTCAACAGACACACCGAGCTATGATCAGTTATCTCGTGCATATATTGCTGCTGAAAATTATGCAACAAACTACGAAGATATTATTGTAGATGTCACAATAGGATATAGTGAACCACCTGTTGGCATAACTGCTTCTACAGTCATACAACAAACTGCTCTAGATAATTCTACATTCGTAGGAAATAGTTCTACAGTCAATAATGGTACTGCAACAACATTTACAGCCAATCAACTTGTCTTTAATGAGATTGGGTTATTTGCTGGATCTAGCAATCTATTTGTAGGCGGCTTCACACAGAACGTAGCTGACGTTGACAATTTTATTACACAGACGCCTAATTTCTCAAATATAGCAGGCACCAAGTCTAAATTAATGCTTACACACGTTATTTTTCACCCTATACAGAAATCTGCTAATAGATCTCTTGAAATCATTTATACCCTCAGAATACAAATGGGTGCATAAGTGATAAATAACAAAACAAAGGAATTTTAAGTATATGGCATATACAATTCACAAATCAGATGGAACGGTAGTAACGGTTGCCGATAATACGTTAGACGCAGCATATTACAATGGCTCCGGTGGCTCACTTGGACTAGGTCAGGGTGTACAATTAGTTGGTCGAAATACAATCGATTATGGTGCGGCTATTGCACAGAATATCTTGCAAATGACTGAAAACTTTGCAAGCGGCCCGGCCACAGCAAATGTGCCATCCGATGCAACAGCACTACAGGGTCAGCTATGGTTCAACAAAACTTCTGGCACAGCTGGTAATCTTTATGTTAAGGTTTCGGGAGCAGGCTCGGGCGGCATCTTAAACTGGCAACAAGTTGTTACAGTTGATTCTACTGGTAATTCCACAGTCAATGGAAATCAAACTGTTACAGGTGGTTTAACAGTAGATGGTTCGATTACTGCAGAAGGTGGACTACACGTTCCTGTGATATTTACTGCACTCCCATTAGTTCCTCCGCAGGTGGCACAAAACGGTGATATGGCAGTTTCAAGTGGTGTCATATCAATATATACTGGAGTTACATTTCCATCAACCAATACAGCTGGCTGGTCACAAATATTCCCAGCACTTTATCAATAAGGTGGTAACTAAATGACTTACCACAAATATGGTCTAATACAGGCTACAACGTATAACGCATATGCTGCCATTATAAACAGTATATTTGCAGATACAAATGCTGGCTCAATTATTGAAAGTTCGGCAGATTATGGGTATGGTCAATCTACTTCTGTTGCTACTGTAGCATCTGGTAATAATATTACCGCCGCTCAGTGGACTGCACTTTTTAGCAAGATAAGTTCATGTGGTACGCATCAAGGAACTAGTGTTACCCCGATCCCGTCATCAGTATCTACAGGCTCATTGATTGCAGCATATAATGATTATCTAACAACCACAACATTAACTGACGTTATCAGTTCATTAATTGCAAATAGATTACAGGTTGCAGTTGGACAACGTTCAACTATAGCAGGGCCATCTTCTCCTTCATCACCAACGTGGACAAATGGTCTTCGTTATCAATTCTTGATGGATTTTGGTTCATGGGATAACGCAAGACATTTCTTTAATACGGGTGGCGCAATTACATTCGCTGGTACTGGTACATCCGGTTCTACAGAAGATAATTTCTGGCAAACTATGCTATCAAACATGGGTACTCTACAGGTTATCTGGCATGATACTATTCCATCTATTGGAGCAGGTTCTACAACAGGTTTCTATGATTTAACTAACACTGGTTATACCAAAGTTTGGCAAGGTCCTGCCTATGGCGGAAGTCCAGTTGTTTATTCAAATAATTATATTTCTATATATGGACAATTAGTAAATGCTCCAGGAACAGATGGCCAGGTAAATTTCAGAGTCGAACTCATTGATAATGATCCAACTCCAAATTCAAAGACAGCTGGTAAGATTTCATATCAAATTGGTGTTATGCAATCGGCAGGTACTATTCCTTATCCAGGTCCAGCAGTTACGATAAATGCAGGAACATTTAGTGCAATATCATCCACTGGTGTTACAGCGATACCATTGACACTTACTTCAGTACCGACAACATTATCTGGAAAAGTAACAGGTGCAGGAACAGCTACAACCGCATCAATAACTATAACACCAGCTGGCGGAACAGGTCCATACACATATGCGTGGATAAATGTAAATTCGCCTCCACTAGGTGCAGTAACCTTCTCCGCAGCTTCATCTGCCACAACAACATTCAGTAGAGTAATGGCTGATGGTGAAGTAGCATCGGGTACGGCAAAATGTACAGTGACTGATAGTTTATCAGTTAACACATATATCTTAATCAACTGGTCACTAAACAGTAATTCACCCAACGTAGTCGGAACATAAACAGATCAAGTTCAAAACAAAAAACCTCCGTTAAAACTATTGATAAATAGTGCAAACGGAGGTTTTCCATGGAAGAAAGACTACAAAAAGCACTCGAGTTTGCTAACTACAGGCAGACTCTCAACAATCAACTACACAAAGTAAAGGTTAAGGCAGAAGGCCTCTTAATCATCGCTAAGAATGGGGGTAATTTTAATGTCAATCAAGACTTAATTTGCTTCTTAGACTATCTTAATCGAACAGGTGTAACTGAAGCAAATATCCTTGATAGCAATAAGATCCCTGTGCAGATCACAGATGTCGCTGAATTTCTTAAAGAAGTAACAAGACGGTATTTCGAAGTAACAGATGATTATTTGAAAGAATATCAATCTATTAGAAAGTTAAGAAATGTCAAAACAATTATCGATCTGAAAGGTAGCGAATGACTCGCGGCGTATTAATGTTTGCACACAACAATACTGAAATTGATTATTTCAAGATTGCTTGTGCTAATGCATTAATGATAAAGAAGAATCTAGGTGTACCGGTTACTCTGATAACTGACTCTGGAACAATAGAATGGAATCAGAAAGTTTTAGGTGAAGAATTTATAAAGAATTGCTTCGATAAAATTAAGATAGAAACACGAGATTATAGTTTTAATAATGCAAGAAACTTTTCAGATACATCATTTAGTACAAAATCTCTTCAGTTCTATAATGCTAATCACTGGTCTGCATATCAACTTACACCATATGATGAAACTCTAGTCATTGATTGTGATTACCTGATTATGAGTTCTGCGCTCAATAATTGTTGGGGAAGTAATAATGATGTAATGGTTAATCATTCAATCTATTCTCCATTTGGCGAAAAAGGTATTCATACCAAGAATATAGATGACATGGGTATTACATTATATTGGGCAACTGTTGTATATTTTAGAAAATCATCACTGGCTCAATACCTATTTTTCTTTGTTAGATATATTCAAGAAAATTATGCATATTATAGAGATCTGTATGGCTTCTCAAGTGGTATGTTCAGAAATGATAATGCATTCAGCATAGCAATTCATATACTAAATGGATATAATAATGATGAGCCTATTATTCGTGAACTACCAATTCCGGCATTATTGATGTCATGGGACACTGATGATATTCAGAATATAAATGATGTAAATGATATTACTCTTTATGCAGAAAAACCGGGTGAACAAGGGAAATACATATTGGCTCGCCTAAAGAATACAGATGTACATATTATGAATAAATGGGCAATTAACCGACATGCTGATAGATTAATGGAACTATATAAGGACAAAGTATGAGCAAAGGTTATTTAATACTGGCACAAAATACAAAAAAAGATGACTATGTAAAATTAGCATATGCACTAGCTCTGAGTATTAAAAATTCACAGGGAATAGTTAATAAGGTGGCTCTTGCCACAACATCAACTAATATTCCAGACAAATATATAGATGTATTTGACACCGTTGTGGAAGTACCGTGGACTGACCAAGCACAATATTCTAAATGGAAGATTGAAAATAAGTGGAAATATTACCACATGACTCCATTTGATGAAACAGTTATTTTAGATGCTGACATGTTATTTCCGTCAGATATTAGCCATTGGTGGGATACTCTTACAAAGAGAGATATATGGATTACTGATAGTCCTAGGACATTTAGGGGAGAAGTAATCACCTCAACTAAATATAGACCTACATTCGTATCTAATGAATTACCAAATGTTTATACTGCATTTATGTATTTTAAGAAATCTGCAGTCGCAGCAGAATTATTCGAAATGGTTGAATTAATTTTCGAACATTGGGAAAGATTCTTTTATAATTACTTAGATGAAACTCGTCCTAAGAATTTATCGGGTGATGTTGCCTATGCATTAGCAATTAAATTATTGGGAATAGAAAATGAATGTTTTGGTAATTCGGAACATATTCCATCGTTTGTTCATATGAAATCATTCTTGCAGAATATAGATGAAAAGTATTTAACAGAAGATTGGACAAAACATTTCCCTACGTATTTCGCTGATGACGGAACATTTAAGATTGGGAACTATCAACAGACACTACCATTTCATTATCATGTTAAATCGTGGCTGACAGATGATAAGATTGCTACTTTAGAAAAGAGACTAGGTATATGAATAAAATAAGATCATTGATTTTAATGTATGTATTCTATGATGCAAATGGAGACATTAAAGCAATTACACCAGCATTAGATGAACATTTTTCTGGTATGTATTCATTTGTGACGCTACCTTTGCCCGATGTCGAGATGTTTCTAACTTCACAGAAGAATACATTTGATTATTATATAAAAGAAATTCAGAAAGTTGATGGCGCCACCTTTAGGCTTACTAAGAAAAATTCAACCATTAATTATACACGAACACTTGATAACTATCTATCTAAGATAGAAGATGTCAATTCCATTGCAGGTAGTACAGTTATTGTAACAAATGATACAGTCAATAAGAATATCATTGTTGAACTTAATAAATCATTTCGTGCAGCATTTACTGATAGTTATATTAATGAAGAATATCAGACACTTGTTGAAGAATTTATCAGCAAAGGTCCATCTATCTTATATCTAACAAAAAGAAATAATCCATATCATCTATTATTCTCTTGCACTTTTAATCCGAGAGGACTAATCAATACGGATAAGTTGTATTTTAAGTACGCAGGTAACTATAATAACACTAGCGTATACACTAAGAAACTTGTAAGTGGTTATGGATATAAAGAAAAGGTAGAATAATGGCTTTCACATTACTGAATGAACTCGATGTTGTCTTTATCAGTTTTGACGAAGATAACTGTGAAGAAAATTGGTCAGACCTGCAGACCAAGGTACCTTGGGCACAGAGAGTACACGGAGTTAAAGGTAGCGATGCTGCACATAAAGCAGCAGCAAATTTATCAACAACAGACCGTTTCATTTCAGTCGATGCTGATAATATAGTTGATCCCGATTTCTTTGATATGGAATTAGACTTTGAACACCCGAAGCTAAAAGATAAAGCAATTAGTTGGGCAGCAAAGAATTATGTTAACGGATTAGAATATGGTAATGGCGGCCTAAAATGCTGGCCTAAACAATATGTATTAGATATGCGTACTCATGAGAATGCAGTAAGTGAGGATGAACGTAATCAGGTAGATTTTTGTTGGGAAGGTAGTTATATACAGATGGCAAATCAGTATAGCACTACTTTTCCAAATGGTAGTCCACGTCAGGCATTTCGTGCAGGATTTAGAGAAGGCGTTAAGATGAGCTTGGATCAAGGTGGCAAAGTACATCCAGATGACTTTAAGAAGACGATCTGGTGGGGTAATTATAAACGTCTTATCACATGGTGCAGTATTGGTGCTGACGTAGAAAATGGATTATGGTCAATGTATGGCACACGCTTAGGATGCCAAATGACAAACTTAACAGATTGGAATTATGTAAACGTAAGAGATTTCGACTATCTTAATGATCTTTTCATCAATGAAGTTATGCCGAAGTTTGCAACTAGATCGGGTCCGCACTATGCAGAGAAATGCTATAAGACAGGATATGTTTGGGACAATAATAAGTTATGGTCTGCTATTACTGATCTAGGAACAGAACTTAGAAAAGGTCTCGGAATGGAACTTGCTGAAATGGATGAAATTCAAAGTAAATTCTATAAGGCAGCACAATACAATGTTCCGCGCATGAACAAGATGTTTACAGAAGAAGAATTATACGAACTTCGTAGGATTAATAACAAATGATTGACTCACAATTCATAATCCGCTATACAAATGGGTTGTATACAACTGACCCAGCCAATGCACCTACATATGAAGAGTTTAGAGATATGTTTAGCTCTGGACAAATCATTAGCAAAGAATGGGCTATAGATACAATTAAATCATTAAAAATTGTATGGAACCAAACTGTCGTAGTTGCTGGTGCATGGTATGGTACATTAGGGCTTATGTTAAAGCAGGAATACCCGAATATTGCACTAACATTATTGGATATTGATCCACGATGTGATGCATATTTACAGAACATTATCTATGGTGATGTTGATGTTTTTTCAGTCACAGGTGATATGTATGAGTACAAGTACACCGAAGACATTGTTATAAACACCGCATGTGAACATATTCCCAATGTTAGATGGTGGCTAGACCAGATGCCTAAAGGTACTACAGTAGTTCTTCAATCAAATAATTTCTTTGAAGGTGAAGACCATATTAACTGTGTATCTTGCATTGCTGATTTTATAAAGCAGACATCCTTATCCAAAATATTATATTCTGGATCGTTAGTAACACCGATGTATACAAGATACATGATTATAGGAAGAGTATGAAAAAGTTAAATATACCGATTGTAAAATTTCGCGATCAGCTTAATGAGATAAGCCCGTCTTTCTGTGCAGCAAAATGGCAACAGGTAACAATGCATCTGCAAACTGGACATACACATAGTTGTCACCACCCACGTACACACAAGGTGCCACTAAATGAATTAATATATAATCCATCAGCATTACATAATACAAATTATAAGAAACTTCAGCGTAAGGATATGTTGGAAGGTGTGAGACCTGAGGAATGTGATTATTGCTGGCGTGTAGAAGACAATCCAGAAGGCGATGGCATAAGTGATCGAATTTACAAGTCTGCCGATTCATGGGCTATCGATCATATTCCTGAAATTATTTCTCAATCATGGGATCATGATGTAATACCGTCATATCTTGAAGTATCATTTAGTAGCGTATGTAATTTCAAATGCAGTTATTGCACACCACAGGTTAGTAGTAAGTGGATGGAAGAAATAGAAAAATATGGTGCATATCCTACATCTTCGAGTTTTAATAATATATCTTGGTTAAGACAGAACGATGCAATGCCTATACCTCATAAGGAAGAAAATCTCTATGTAGAAGCATTTTGGAAATGGTGGCCGGAAATCTATACCAAACTGGAACACTTCCGTATCACTGGTGGCGAACCATTGTTGACCAAGGATCTATTTAAGGTACTAGATTATGTTATCGAGCATCCAAATCCTGATCTTCATCTTTCTATTAATAGTAATATGTGTCCACCACCGGAATTACTTAATAAGTTTATTGAAAAGATTAAGATTATTTGTGGTGAAAACAAAGTAAAACAATTTAAGATTTTTACTAGCGCAGAAGCACACGGAAAACAGGCCGAATATATTCGCCATGGACTAAACTATAATCAATGGTTAGCAAACATTAGACGGATATTAGATGAAGTACCTAACTGCACATTCACTGTTATGAGTACATATAATCTATTAAGTATATTCACCTTTGAAGGCTTAATGAAAGATATTCTGCAAATTAAAGTGGATTACAGCAATAGTAATACAGTTCATTCGCCTATTATTTTAGATGTGCCATATCTTAGATTCCCGCATCATCAGACTATCTTTAATATGGATAAGAAAATGTTACCATATGTATATGATCAAGTTACATTCATATATAAGAATTTACATCACCCAGATTGGTATGGAACATCGAACAAGGGATTCTATCAGTGGGAAGCCGATAAATTTAAAAGAATTTACGAACTTGCAATGAATACAGATGACAATCGTGAGGATATTAGAATAAACAGACGAGATCTTGTTAAGTTTGTGGATGAACACGATGTACGTCGTGGAACTAATTTCCTTGATACATTCCCGGAGATGGCAGAATTCTATCATGCATGGAAAGCAACGATCGTATGAGGATAGCAATTTGTTTCAGTGGACAAGTGAGGACCTGGGACAAATGTATCGATAGTTGGGAGGTATTAATTGACAGACTAAAAGTTCAATTAAATGCCGATGTCGATATATTTTGTCACGCCTGGGATTTCAACACAGATTCTAATGGAGTAATATTACCACCTACTTCAGAGACTTTTGCCCAAGCGCATGGCACCTTATTACCTGAAGGTGAATTAGAGCTCTTATTTTCTAAATTACAGCCTAAGGCTTTCTTAGTAGAAAATGAAAGAATGAGCTTATCTAAACTAAAAGAGATACTTCATTTAGGTTTTAGGCATAATCAAATACACGGCAATCCGGGTGTAAACACGGAAGCAAGTCAATTCTATAGTATAATGCGTGCAGCATATATTAAGAAAAAATATGAGATAGATAATAATTTTCGATATGATATGTGCATACGCACAAGATATGATTTATTCTTCAATGAAAGACAGATAGATATCTTTACAGATAAAGAATTAGATTGTCAGCTGCCTGTATATAACACATTATATTCATGCCATACTGCGGCTGATAAGGTTCAATATCCTTATTTCAGATTAGGTGATATATTCTGGTTTGCAGATAGTATTACGTTTGATAGGATCTGTGATTTCTATCGCTGGACACCTATTATCGGAATGAAGAGTTTTAATTCTAATCCCATTGGTACAGAACATAGTTTATATTTTTATGCTAAGATGTTGAACATGTCTATAATGCCATTATTTGTGGATCCAAAGATTTATAGATTATCAAATCATATAGAGAAAAGTAAAGAAATTGGGTTACCCGGAATATTAGGAATACATGAACTTATCTAATAATTCAACTAAATTTCATAGTACCTCGCAGAAGATACGAATGGCCGTGTGTTTTAACGGGCCTCCTGGATATTGGAGAACAGCCGTACAGAATGCAAGATGGTTCTTTGAATATAGACATATGCATCCTGTATATCAACTTCCTATGACTGTAGACTATTTTATTCACACATGGGATATGGGTGAAAATATCGAGGTCGGGTTAGAAGAAGAGTATAAACCTAAGGCGGTACAACAAGAAAAATTAGACCTTGACAAATTTCCTACAGTTCGAGATTTAGTATTCTATAGTCTAGAGAAAAGTCTTTTACTTAAAAGAGAATATGAATTAACAAATTCAATACAATACGATGTTGTTATTTCTGCACATCTAGATACTGTGTACGATCCCTCAAATAAATTCCCGTTAGATAAAGTATTACCTAAGTTTTGTTATACATCTAATATCTCGACATGTCCTACCGAACTTAATCATCTTAAATTCGATGATACTATTTTTTACGGAGATAGTGCCACAATGGATTTAGTGGGTGACATATATAGCATACGTCGACCAGAAATTGTTTCGATGTTGCTCGATGGTAATCAAAACATGTGTGATCTAAATATACCATCATATCATAGTTCTGGGTGTTTATTATATTCACATTTAGTAGAATTAGGTATTCATCCCGAACAAAAGAAGAATATCGAATATGCTATTGTTGGAAAAGAAGCACACAATGAAAAATTGAGCGGTGCCCATGATTATGTCGAAATTAGAAAACATTGGCTAACTAGTACAACAAACGGAATTAATAAATGAAGAAAAGATTTTTTGCATTTGGTTGCAGCTATACCAAATCTTGGTCACCGACATGGGCCGACTATATAGGTATAAATTTTGATGAGTATGCCAATTTCGGAAGAGGAGGTTCATCCAATACCTTTGCAATGAATAGATTAACTGAGATAAATGAAAAATACGGATTAAATCCAGAGACAGATCATGTAATGGTAATGCTTACTGGTTTCAGTAGATATTCGTGGATGGCCGATAGCGAAGAGAAAAAAGGTTGGCAAACCATCGGTGATATGTATTCGAATTATCAAACTACTAGAGAAAAGAAGTTAGGAATATTTCTCGATGATATGTGGAGTGAAAAATGGGCAGTATATCAATCTTGGATTGCTGCAAAGAATATTAAAAACCTGCTGGTACGCAATAACATATCTCATGAAATATTAATGGGTATAGATAATTCATGTTACCTAACCGAAGTACAGGATGCATGGTGGGGAACCACTACATTAAATAGAGATACCGTTAAACTGGCAGAAGAGATCTATGATATTGTATCTTATAAAGAATCACTAGATGAATGGAAAGACAAAAAATATAAAAGAGAAGATCATGTTTTTTGGAAGGACAGAAATTGTTACGATGGCCACCCCACTGCAAAAATGCATTTTGAATATGTAAGAGAGAAATTTCCCGAATTTATTACTGAAAAATCACAAGCTCTTCTTGATTATGTAGAAAGTATAGCTGATTACAGTAGTCAGGCTATCCATGGCCGCAAGTTTCACGAGTATCATATGACCTTCAATAGAGACGATCAGTTTCCTTTATTTGAATAAGATGAAACATAAGATACATTTTCTCTATGATTACATATTCCCGAATATGATACTGCCTAATGCGTTGATATCTGAACTTGGAATAATAAATTATCTTCATTCGCAGTATTCTAATAAATGTAAGAATAATAGTTTTTTTGATGATAATCTCGACTCTGATATCAGTCCCATGAAAATTATCTTCGATAATAAACTCGGATCTTGGCCCAATAGTGTACGTCACGGTGGAAGTCACTTATTCTCTCCTTTCTATAATGACTATTTAGATTGCCGAGAAGCTTCTGTATATCTTGGTAAAAATCATGTAAACAAATACATTTATTTTATAAAAGTATCGCCCCATATTGATAATTTTATAGGTGTTAATCTGGCTGCTGGTAGTAAGTTAAATGGAGAGTATTTCTGGAAACATATGTCTGCAGAAGCACTAGAAGATGCACAACAACGCCGCGCAATTATATTACTGGATTATGCACAAGAGAATTTTATCGAGCGAGCAACATATTTAAATTTACACGAAGCATTAAGACTTAGTGGGATTCCTAAAGAACAAGTTGTATTAATGTTTAATAGTTTTAATGCTCAGGAACTCTATGAGTCATGGTTTACCCCTATTGAAAGAAGATTAGAAGTAAGAAATTTACCTTTCGTAATGTCTGCATCATCCTTCCATCATACTAATAATCCCACCTATAGAATGACTGAAGATATATTTCAGGGTACTAAGAGTGAAATTAGAAAAAATCATTTCTTATTTAAAATTAATAGATGCAGAAATCATCGGATGGCACTATTATATAAAATGTCTACCGATAATTTATTAGAGAAAGGGGATTGGTCTTGTCTAACACCATCTCCATTCAATGCCCAACATATACAGCACGTCGCATCTCTTTTTCGATTCGATATAAATCTCGATATGATAGAACAATTATATCAGAAATTACCTCATCCCTTAGCAAGTGAACGCATTGGTGAAATAATAAATCAAGGAGCATGGTCAGACTTAAAAGCAGATGCACATAGGGATTCTTATTTTGATATATGTTCTGAAACATTTATTCATGGTGAATATAAATCTTTAACAGAGAAAGTATTTAAACCGATTGTAAATTTTCAACCATTTCTATTTGTGTCATGGCCGGGATCATTACAAGTTTTAAAAGACTTAGGATTCAAAACATTTTCTCCCTTCATCAATGAAGAATATGATAATGAGCAAGATCAAGTTAAACGAATGGGTATGATCTATGCAGAAATAGTAAGATTATGCTCTATGAGTAAAGAAGAAATTCATGCATGGTACTGGAGTATGGAAGAAACTTTAGTACATAATCACAGACATTTCTTACAGATATATAAAGATGAACCATTGAGCATAGCTCTAATAGAGTATCTTGGTCAACGTATGGCTGCATAAATAGGGTAAAGATAATAAAATGAACTACAAAAATAATGAATGGGATGATGTATCAGTATCGTATCTAAAGACATTTGGAACTGATGTTCCGGTATATACTCCATCTATCTATCGAGAATATCGCGGTGAAATATTTACTACATTTCATACTGATCTACATCCTGTAAAATCTCTATTACCTAACAATGTTGTGACACATAATAGATTTTCAAAGTCCTATGCTGGTGTCCTACGTGGTTTGCATTATGATGATAAGACATGGAAATTAGTGCAAGCTCTTGTTGGGGATATCTATTTGGTGGTCTTAGATGTAAGAGAAAATTCTCCTACACACGGAAAATGGGAATCATACATTCTTTCTGAAAAGACACGAGATCAAGTGCTAATAGCACCGGGTTTCGCTAATGGGCATTATGCATTAACTGATTGTATCTTTCATTACAATTTATTCTACTCAGGTGACTACGTAGATGAAAATAAACAAGGTGTGGCAAAATGGAACGATGCTAGATTCAATATTGAATGGCCGACAACTACACCTATCTTACAAAAGCGCGACCGATGATACAAAACTTAAATCAATATCCTGTTCGACGAGATATTTCTTACACCGAACAGGACTTAATATCCTTTGAAGAACTAATAGTTTCTCATTGGGAAAATGCTAAAATTCGTGGGCCTATACATTTATCGCACGGCAATGAAACTCAATTAATAGAAATATTTAAACGCATTGAAACATCTGACTGGGTATTCTCTACATGGAGATCACACTACCACGCATTGTTAAAAGGTGTAGATCCGGTCTATGTAGAAAATGAAATCTTAGCAGGAAAGTCTATTACTATATGTAATACCGATGAGAAATTTTATTCATCGGCAATTGTAGGTGGTACATTATCTATTGCATTAGGTGTTGCTGCAGGACTTAAACAAAATAATAGTTCGGAAAAAGTCTGGTGTTTTATCGGGGATATGAGTTTTGAAGGTGGCATATTTTACGAAGTTCATAAGTATGCTAGAAACTTTGATTTACCCCTATATTTCATCGTAGAAGATAACGGAGTATCAACATATACACCCACTGAAGCAACATGGAAGATTAAGCGAGATATTCCCGCAGATGTAATTCATTACACCTATAAATCGAAGTACCCACATTATGGAACAGGTAAATGGATAGCATTTTAAAATTAGTATACGATCATTGGTATAATCGCAAGCCTATTCCCAATGGGATACATGAGGTTATGGTTGATCATATAAGAAGAACATTAGATGAAAAACATCTTCCCTCCAATCAGATATCACAGGAGATTCAGGAGTTAACTGGTTATGGAGAACATTTTGCCTTTCGTGGCCATTCGAATTTTGTAGGATATTTTAAGAAGCACTTTCCAAATAATACTATGTTAAAACCGGCTGAGCTCGTCGACGATAATTCAATCTACATATATCCGCTAGAAGTTCGCACAACTCTACGATCGTTGTATGAAGATCATACCTTTTCTCTTGACGGCATAGATTATACATATTCATTCAAAGATACATTATCACCTACCATGTTAAATTACCTACAGACAGGTAGGATAAAACTCGTTGTGAATTTTGTGCATGATCCTATTTCACATTCTGCAGAAATTTATACTTTTGAAAAGTATATGAGAAAGATAGGAGTTGATGGAAAGAATATTGTTCTTATTGCCGGTAACAAATATATTGAACATAATACTCTTGTGCCCGATAGTACAATGAAATTAACCTATGACAGATTACTTATTCAACAATGCGCCATGGAAATGACTCAGTTTCCTCGAATCGGTGGTATTGGTTATGTATGTGATATTGTTCGTGAAAGTGATCTAAATCCATTCATATATAGAAGTAAGAGATTCTCGTGCCTTAATAGAACCATGGGTAAACCACATAGAGTATTACTTGCATACTTTGCTATAAAACATAATCTATTAAAAGATAGTATCTTCAGTTTTGTTGGCCACGTAGATGAGAGCAATATTGCAGGTCTAATGAGAAATTTATATGACCTCGATGACGAAACTGCAACATTTATATCTAAGAAGATAGCAGATCTAATACCGTATGAATTAGATACACATCATTTATCAATAGATAAGAAAACAGATTTTACCACAACTAATACTAAGAAAGAATGGTACGCAGATAGTTATGTTCACATAACATCAGAAACAAGATTCCAGGACGGGTCCGATCCATTCTTTTCCGAAAAAACATTCCGCCCTATTATGAATCTACAACCGTTCATATATGTCGGTAATCATCACTCTCTTGAATTATTACAAGAAATAGGATTTAAGACCTTTGCTCCTTTTATAGATGAGAGTTATGATCTAGAAGTAGATCCAAGAAAGCGTATTCTAATGATAGAACGCGAAATAGAAAAACTCAACAATAAATCAATTGAAGAATTACATATATGGTATTATTCTATCACTGATATTCTATTACATAATCAGCGTACATTAGAGTCATTTAAGAACGATAATCCATATCATAATAGTATTAAAGATATAAAAGCATTTTACATTAACGAAAGGGTCAAATGAAGTTTCAAGACAAAACAGTAATTATTACAGGGGCAAACGGACTTGTAGGGTTACCTACAGTACAAAAATGTTTACAAGAAGGTGCAGCAGAAGTATATGCCGTAGATATAAACATAGGTGAGAAGTTGCTTTCTCTACAACGCGATTATCCCAATTTAATTCTTGTTAAGAAGGATCTAACCTATCTTAATAATTGCGAAGATTTATTCGTAGATAAGAAAATTAATATTGTTCTGCACATAGCAGGAATAAAAGGATCGCCAGCAAGATCTTCTAAACAACCTTGTGATTACCTATTTCCGATGTTGATGTTTAATACCAATATGATTAAGGCATCCTTTGATGCAAAGGTAGATTGGTTTGTTTATCTATCATCTGTCGGAGTATATCAACCAGCCGAATTAATGAAAGAAGATGACGTATGGGGGACCACACCATCTAAGAGTGATTGGCACCCTGGCTGGACAAAACGCATGGGAGAATTAACATTAGATGCGCTGAAAGTACAGTACGGATGGGATAACTGGACTGTTATACGCCCTTCGAATATTTACGGCATCGATGATAATTTCGCACAAGACGCAACTGTTATTAGTTCTAATATATGGAAGTTGCTAAATGTTGAAGGTAACGACATGGTATGTTGGGGAAACGGTTCGGCCAGACGCGATTTTGTATATGGAGATGATGTAGCTCAGGCAACTATGGATGTTGTAAAAAACGAAGTACGAGATATCATAAATTTCGGCTGTGGAGAAGCAGTATCGATCAAAGAAACTATTGAGACAATAGTAATTACATATCAGGAAATTACAGGCGAATTAAAAAATATTGTATGGGATGAAACCAAAACAAATGGTGATCCTGTTAGATGTCTGTGCGGGGAAAGACAGAAATCGTATAACATCGTTCCGCATACTTCACTTAGAGACGGCATAAAGCAAACAATTTTATCATATAAGAAAAGGTTAAACAAATGAAGAAAACTGACAAAATTTTAGTCACAGGCGCAAGTGGCTTCATAGGTTCACACATATTACGAACATTATATGAAAAGGGATATAGAAATCTTCGCTCAACTACATATTCTAGAACACTTAGAAAAGATTTTTACGGATGGGAAACTGTAGAGAATCATCATGGAGATTTGCGTACAGCCGAATTCTGCGAAAAAGTTTCAAGAGATGTTGATGTTGTTATACATTGTGCAGCCAATACATCTAATGCATTAGATACTAGATTCAATCCTTTAATCCATGTTACACCTAACATCGAAATGAATACTAATCTAATGGAACAAAGTTGGAAGAATAAGACAAGGAAATTTATATTCATCTCGTCTAATACTGTCTATCCAGATATGGGTAATGATTATTGTACCGAAGATATAAACATTCACGGAACTCAAATAATCCCTGTATATAAGGCTGTAGGCGGAATGAAACGCTACACTGAAACATTATGTGATTTCTTCAGTAATCAAATACATAATCCTATGCAATGCGTTATTATACGTCCAAGTAATGCATTCGGTGCAAATGATAAATTTGATTATGAAAAATGTCACGTTACTCCTGCAAGTATTCGTAAGGTTGCAGATGGACTAAATCCTATCCCGGTCTGGGGCGATGGTGCAGATGTACGTGATTTGTTACATGTAGAAGATATGGCAGAAGGCATTGTATTCGTAGCAGAAAATGTCGATACGTATGATATCTATAATGTATGTTATGGATCCGGATTCACTGTTAATGAAGTTCTGCAAATGTTAAAGGAACTTGATAATAATGAGAACCCGATTGAATATGTGCAAAACAAAGCATTTATGATATCAGTACGTTTATTAAGTTCCGAAAAGGTTAACAAACTAGGCTGGAAACCGAAGTATGAAATTAGGGAAGCATTACAGAAGGCTCTGCGTTGGTACAAGGTTAATAAGCATCTTTATAATCCGGATTCTAAGCCGTAAATTATCATGGCGAAAGTTCTAATTACTGGAGGTGCCGGCTATCTTGGATCAACATTAGCCGAACATTTACTAAACACAGGACATAGCGTCACTGTGTTAGATAATTTACTTTATAAACAGTTATCTCTCTTGCATCTATTCAAGAGGGATAACTTTAAGTTTATTCACGGCGATGTTAGAAATACTGAATTACTAATTAATTTAGTTAAGGAACACGATGCTATAATTCCATTAGCTGCTATTGTGGGTATGCCTGCATGTAAGGCTAATCCACAATTAACTGTTGATGTGAATTACAAACACATCGAGACTATTGTAAATGTATTAAAAGATGATCAGAAAATTATCTTACCTAATACAAATAGTCAATACGGATCTTCAGATACTATAATTACAGAAGAGAGTCCGTTCAATCCGCTGTCGTTATATGCACAGACCAAATGCGATGCCGAAGATAAGGTATTGAAAAATGGCAATGGTATTGTTTTACGTTTAGCTACGGTCTTTGGTGTATCACCAAGAATGCGACAGGATCTGCTTGTAAATGATTTTGTATACAAGAGCATCGTGGATGGATACTTAGTATTGTTTGAAGCACATTTCAAACGAAATTATATTCATGTACAAGATATCGCTCGAATATTCGAATTTATGATAAGCAACTATGATAAATGTAAAGGACAGGCATTTAATGTAGGTTTATCTACTGCTAATTTAAGCAAGCTTGAATTAGCACAGAAGATCAAAGAATATATTCCTACCTTAGTTATTAAGCAAGATGAATTCAAAGAAGACTTTGACAAGCGTAATTATATTGTGTCTAACGAGAAAGTAGAAAGGGCAGGATGGAAACCATTGTATAGTTTGGATTATGGTATCCAGCAATTGATACAGGCCTACCCTCTAATAATAACTCACAATAATCGGAACTTTACAAATCTATGAAACCAACAAAAGAAAGAAGATACGTGCAGACTCTATCAGAATTAGTCGACCGATTAAGTATTGTCCAGCTAAAAGAAGTATTCATTACAGATTACAAGAAAGAATATGCACAAGAGATAGATGATATTGTGCATGATATTCAGATAATTCTTGATGAAGCAAATGGCGAGATCACAGCAGAAACTATTCGTGCTATTGTTGTGGTATCACAGATAAATCTGCATATTTGGCACAATGAATCAAATTATCGTCGTGGAATTAAAGATGGTAATAATTTAGAATTGACTCATGGACTGAATGGTATTAGAAATACAGCCAAAAATATAATCCAGGAAGCTGTGGGCGGACGTAAAGATTATAAGGTTGATTGTCTAGCAGCTGATTTTAGCGGATGGGAAATTAGTTGGAATAAAAATGAAGAACAAGAGTGATGCCATTGTAACAAAGGGCATTATTTTTGCTGGGTGCTCCTTTACATGGGGACAAGGATTATATTATTACAGTAATCTATCTACACTAAAGGAACCCCCACCTAATTGTTACTATCCCGAACTTGTAGATCTGGCCCATATAGAATTCATGAAGTCAGTTCGTTATCCAAGGTTGGTTGCAAATTACTTTAATACATTTGAACTAGTGCAGACACCTAATGGCGGTTCGTGCGAGAGTATAGCAGAGTGGTGGGATAGTTCTTTCACAGATGGTATAACATTCAATGGTGATAAAACACCTCGATATGAATATAGTGATATCTCCCATCTTACATTTCAAATGACTCACTGGCATAGAAATACATGCACAATGAACTTTGAAGGTGTTGAGTACAAGATGTCATATACAGAGGCATACCGACATAGAATATTCGATAAATGGTTAACTGAGAATAATCTAACATTAGAAGAGTGGGAATACAATGGCAGACAGGCAAACATAGATAATATTAAGAACTTCCTTCAGATTATGGAATCGCATGGAGTAGGAACAACAATTCTTACTTGGCCTATTGATAATGTAGAATTCATTAAAAAAGATTCATGGCTAAATGAAAGATTTATGCCTATTGTTTATAAAGACTCTGTTTACAACAGCATGGAAGATCTAATAATCCGTAACAACGAATTAAAAATTGATACTGACTACGAGAACTTTGATACTCCTCCAAGAGATCATCATCCATCATTAAAATGCCACCGAGTTATGGCACAGAACATTATACGATACCTGGAAAGAAAAATATGAGTGATATACAACTATCTCCCTATAAAGATGCATTAACAGATGCAATGACATATCTTGCAGAACAAGATAACATTATTTTTGTAGGACAACAGATTATCTATGCTGGCAATCCCATGAGCACTACTTTGGGTAATGTGTCTAAGGATAAGATGATTGAGTTACCTGTCATGGAAGAGACACAAATGGGTATGAGTTTAGGGCTTGCAATGACTGGAAAAACAGTTGTTACATTCTATCCGCGTTGGGACTTTCTTATTTCAGCTTCTAATCAACTTGTCAATCACGTAGACAAATATGAATCAATGACAGGTAAGAAAGTTAATATATTAATTCGTTTAGGAAAAGGTGCCGATAAACCTTTAGACCCGGGGCACCAGCATAAAGGAAACTATTTGTCTGAGTTCAAATCCTTATGTCCTAACATTGTGTTTCATAATTTTTTAAGTTATAATGATATATTAGCAACCTATATGGATGCTTTTACAAACGGTGGTATTCATGTGTTAGTTGAATATCCAGAACTATACTTCTCTACAGGAAAATAAAATGGCATTTGATACTAACGTACCCGGTTGGATGACCGAATATGAATTGGGCTTCCTCGGCGAGTGGGCAACATTAGTTCCTGTTAATGGCACTGTTGTGGAAATTGGTAGCTTCATGGGACGAAGTTCTGTCGCTTGGGCAATGTCTTGTGATCCCTCTGTGAAAATATATTGTGGAGATATATTCTATGAACATTTTACACAAAATCATCCATTTAGTCTGGAAGAAGCACCATACGCGCCGATAAGTGGTCATGAATATAATACATGGGTAGAATTTCAAAAGAATACAGAAAAGTTTAAAAACATTATTCCCATGAGAGGGACAGCACCTCTTGAATCTAATTACAATCAAGATCCTATCGATTTATTATTTGTAGATGCTGCACATAGTAATCCAAGTGACTGGGATACCATTAAATATTTTGCACAATTTGTTAAAGTGGGTGGATTTATAACAGGACACGACCATAGTGAGCATTATCCAGATGTAGTAGAGAATGCTAAACGATTATCAGCAATGTATGGTTCTCCATTGAAAATAATAGAGTTTACTATGTTATGGAGTGTTGAAGTTACTAAGCCATATTCAGCAGAAGATTTTATTTAAGGCAAATATGTTTATAATTAGATTTTTTAGAAACTTAATAAAGAAGTACAAGTATAAGAAGCGTATTAAAGAGTTACGCAAACGTGATCCATTTATTTACAAATGAAAATAATTTGGGGAATCTGTGCGCTCAACCATGATGCATCTATTACGGTGATGAGTGGTAATGAGATTCTATTTGCAGGGCACGCAGAAAGGTATTCAAGAGTCAAAAATGATCCTTACCTAAATAAGGGTCTAATTGAGGCTGCTTCAAAATTCGGGAAACCTGATCAACTGGTATGGTTCGAGAAACCATACGTAAAGAAGTCACGGCAGATATATGCAAGACAATGGCACGAAGTTAATACTGAATCACCTGCATCATACCTAAAATCGGCTGGTCTTAGCGGCATACCTATTAAGTACATGTCGCACCACGAGTCCCACGCTGCTGCCGGATATTTCACCTCTTCTTTTACAGATGCAGCCGTTGTTGTCGTAGATGCTATAGGTGAGTGGGATACTATCTCTATCTGGCATGCTCAAGGCAGCGAAATGAGGAAAATAAACTCATCACGTTATCCTAGTTCGCTTGGTTTATTATATTCTGCTGTTACGGATCGCATTGGATTAAAAGCAAACGAAGAAGAATATATCCTTATGGGTATGGCTGCATATGGTCAACCAATTTATTACGATGATCTAAAGAATGATTTTATAAAAGATTGTCAGTCTCCTGATTTTGTATTAACACAAAACTTACATCGTGGTATGCGTTGGTGGCGCCCCGAAATTCAATCTGAGCAAGATTATATGAACCTTGCAGCAAGTATTCAGAAGATCACTGAAGAATTTATGTGTGAGATAACACGATGGGCCTTTGAAAATATTCCATCTAAGAATTTAGTATTGATGGGTGGCTGTGCATTAAATTGTGTTGCAAATGAAAAGATTGCAAGACAAAATTTATTTGATGATATCTGGATTATGCCTAATCCCGGTGATGCCGGCAGTTCTCTAGGATGTATACTTGCACATACAAAAGAAAAAGCAATATGGACAGGTCCATTCTTGGGTACAAAGATTAAACGCATGTTCGATGTGAAGGCTACAGTTGATGCTCTTGTAAAGGGTAATATCATTGGTATGGCAACAGGAAGAGCAGAGTATGGACCACGGGCTCTGGGCAACCGTTCACTCCTTGCAGATCCACGCGGAGATACAGTTAAGGATAGAGTAAATGATATTAAGAAGCGTCAACGCTTCCGTCCATTTGCTCCAATGGTGTTAGAACATCTAGCACATGAATATTTCGATATGCCTGTAAAAACATCTCCATACATGCAATATACAGCCAAATGTTTACAACCTGATTTGTATCCTGCTATATGTCACGTTGATGGAACTTCCCGTGTACAGACATTAAATATCACACAAAATAGAACAATGTATCTAGTTCTAGAAGAATTTTATAATAGGACAGGTTGTCCTATGCTACTAAATACAAGTCTAAACATCAAAGGCGAACCCCTTGTCGATACATGGTCGGACGCTATAAAGTTTCAAAATAAATATAAAGTGCAGATGTTCTAATGAAAATTATTATTCCAATGGCAGGCAACGGTAGCAGGTTCGCTGAGCAAGGTTACGTAGATCCGAAACCTTTTATTGATGTAAACGGTAAACCAATGATTCAGCGAGTAGTTGAATCACTTAATCTCCCACAACACGAATATATCTTTGTATGTAAGAAAGAGCATATGGGTGCCTATAATATGAGAGGTATCTTTCCAGATTTAAAATTTGATATTGTAGAACTGCCTTATACTTTGAAGGGTGCAGCTCTTAGTGTGTATCTGGCAGAAAGAGTTATTAAGCACGACGAGGATGTATTGATTGTCAATAGTGACCAATTGCTTACCTATAACAGTGGCAGCGTTGAGGCTGCTAGAGAAGCCGGTGTCGATGGCGCTATCTGGTGCTTCTATGGTACAGGTCCTACATGGTCATATGCTAGATTAGATACAGAAGGATATGTTGTTGAAGTTGCTGAGAAGAAACAGATAAGTCAATATGCAACTGGTGGCATGTACTATTGGAAGAGTTTTCATAACTTTATGAAATGTGTAGATAGAATGATTATCAATGAGGATACTACAAATGGTGAGTATTATGTCGCACCTGTCTACAATCATATGTCGCCAGGACAGAAAGTTATAATTAAGTTATTAGGTGATATCGACCAGTTAGGTACGCCAGAAGAATTGAAAGCGTATGAAGATAAAGTACGCATACATTGAGACTACCAACTATTGTAACTTACGATGTGTAACGTGCAATAGACAAGACGTCATAGGCCCGCTCAAGCATATGAGCATAGACAATTTTAGCCAATTAATGGCGAAATTAGAGGACCAACCAATACAAGAGGCAAAGCTGATGGGGATGGGCGAACCGTTCTTACATCCGCAATTTTTTGCCATAACACGTAAGTTCAAAAAGACATTTCCAACTGCTAAACTTATAAGTGCCACCAATGCACAATATCTGTTAACGCAGAATATGGTAGACTCTATGAAGTATATCGACATGCTCTACATAAGTATCGATGGCGCACATGAAAATTACGAACGTATGCGTACACCAGCTAAGTGGGATAAACTAATTAAATTTTTAGAAGATCTTCAACATGTAAATAGATACGATTGCGATGTTGTAGTTAACTATACAATATCTCCAGGTATCGTATATGACATACCTATTATTGAAGAGCTTGCCAGGGAATATAATTTAGGAGAAGTAAGACTCAACTTAGTCCAGAATTGGAATCAGGGTGAGGGTACAGTAATAAGCTATACTGAAGATGAATTATCTTTTCTGGACAATTATAAAGGCCATATCAAAGGCAAAGCCCCGTGGACCTGGAGTGAGTGTATGTGGGTTAAAGAGGGATTCTATTCGACAGTAGAAGGCAATGTGAAAGTATGTTGTATGAATACCGCTGCCAAGTCTTTAGGTAATATATTCGAAAATAGTTTAGAAGAGATTTATAAGAGTAGGGAGTTCAAAGCAATTAGATGGGGATGCAAAAGTGATGAACCTACCGATCATTGTTTAACATGCTCCTATAAAGAGTTATCTTCGCTGTTAAAAAGGTATATATGAAAAATTGGCTAGATAATATCAACAGAGTAGATGTACTACCGAGACCAGGTGGTACTGATCTGAGATATTCTGAGTGGACACAATCTTTGTCGCCTACCTTGTTTAAGAAGTTTATTAAAACGCTTATATGGGAAGACTTTGCATTATACCCCGATACCAATCTTCTTAAGACTAAACTAGCAGAACATCATAATGTCTCTGTATCAAATATCTATCTAGGACCGGGTAGTGCCGAATGTATAAGCAATGTGTTTGAATGTTTCACCGAATTTCAAACAGTTACAACAACCGAACCTTGCTTCCCTATGTATCATGTGTATGCTGCACAATGTAATCTAGCATTAGTTAGAAAATTTCCAACTAAATCTCTTACATACAATGCAAGTGAATTTAACAATGGAGATCTAATAGTGATTTCCAGACCTTCTAATCCTGTAGGATATTTTTTCACAAGAGAAGATATTATTGCTATTCTAACACAGAATAGAGATGCGTGGGTTCTAATCGATGAAGCCTATATAGAGTATGTCGAAAATAAAGATGATATTACTGATTTAATAAACACATATCGTAATCTAATCATATCTCGTAGTTTCTCGAAAGTATTCGGTGCTGCCGGTTGCAGAGTGGGATATCTTATATCAAATTCAGAAAATATAAACAAGATCTCAAAGCTTAGACCTATGTACGAAATTACAGGTCCGTCACAACGATACGCATTATTTTTACTTGATAATCAACTAGAGATAGAAAAGTATTGCAAGAAGACAATACAAGAAAGAAAAAAACTTTGCAGACTGTTTAGATCTGCAAAGCTTAATGTTATATCATCTGAGGGTAACTGGATACATGTCGAGCAAACAAATGGATTAGTTGCTCTATTAGATAAGAATAATATCCATGTAAAGAAAGATACATCTTTACCTTATAAGAATGGACTATGGTTGAGGATTACTGTAGGGCCGGGTGTCACCAGCACCTTCAAAGAAATTCTCCATTAGTGTATTCTTATTATCAATATACATGTCGGCGTTAGGTTTACCGAAGAATAATTTGTGATATCTTAGACCCCACTTAGTAAACTGTTGCTCAGTTATTTTTCTATACTTCAGATCACTTGCCACAGGATCATCTCCTGTAGATTTCATTCCCCTGCTAGTGAATATGACAATCTCGTGTCCCTCATAATAGAGACGGTTGATATATTGTATTCTGTCATTATATGGATTGCGTTGACTAACGTCGGGATTAATTTCGTCGCATAGTACGCCATCTATATCAAATACCAGTTTCATATGCTGTCATGATATGGTCTAAAATCATCGCAACAGATACCTAATGGTTGTAAGATACCATTACTGATATCGAAAAACTCATCATATTGGGGCATTGTCATGACTCCGTCATGTGTAACAATACCAGAACGTGCCCACTTAATACCCTTTGAGGTAAACACGAAATCATCCTTGTCATGCCAAAATACATGCGCCTTTGGATTATGGTACAGGCTAACATAGCCTTGCAGATCTTTAGCGTGAGTCCAAATCTGCGATCGCTCTAAAAAGGATAGGTCAATTTCTTCCTTAGGAAGATCATGACCTAAATACCATTTACGATCCAGCAACCATACATCTACCTCTACATCGAAATCATTAGCAATAGCCTCTTCAATGTATGATATTGTATTCTCTCTAAAGATATCTCTACCTTTATAATTACCCCTGTGTGCTATCCTGATCATCATCTTCCTTTACAATAGGCTTCGGGTCATAGCCCGGCGGCTTACCATCTGGTCCTGTATCTGCATGTCGTTCGTTCGGCTCATCCAATACGCAATTATCGACCATCTTGCATAGCATCTCTTTCAAGAATGCTCTACTCATAATCTCATTACCACAATGCACATATCCGTCTGCGTCATCAACATGAAATGTCATTTGTCCGAAACCAAGACCTTTTGCTGACCACGAGAATCCTACGTGCCTATGTGGCTCGCAGGTATCCTCGAATGTATCAAAAAATTCCTTAAGACTCATCTTTAGTTACCTCTTCTAATTTATGTCCGGCCCACTGATAGATCTCTCCGATGAGCTCGCTTGCTTGTAATGCCATTGCTGAATGCTCTTCGTCCAATCCTGGATGATCAGAGAATGCAGCATCCAGGTGAGTCAGCAGTATATGCGCTCTGTCCATAATCTCAAAGTAAAACCACTTATCCGGGACAACGGTTTTATCAAAATCTTCTGTGCGTAGTAATTCCATTTTATCTCCTCATGTGTGCAACTTCGATTGCTTCTTCATTACTGAATATAGGTTGTAGGCAACTCTTATGTAGAACTGCTATACCTAAGATATTCGTTCCCGTATACGTTGGCGCCGGTTTGGACGAACACGGTCCCGTAACCCAATCACGAAGCGAGGGAATACCATTGTCCACTTCCCTCGTAGACGTCGGACCGCTGAAGAAATCTGTGCCCACGGCCAATTTGATATGAGCATTTTTTTCGGGCGCGGGCGTCGAAAGTTTTGATTCACTCGTCGTTTGCCTCTTCTCTTTTTTGCAGCGCCCATGTACAAACTCCATATACTGTTCAAATGTCTCCTTAGGAAGATGCATCTCCTTTAGACGCTGATTCCTGTCGCGCCAGCCACGTTCAAACTCTTCCTGCCTTGCTTTTGTAATCTTTTCGGCACGCTTCTTATAAGAAGTTGTTGTAAGAGCAGGACCACACAGGTGCATACTCATAATCTAAATTTCTTTAATAACCTGTTTGCTGAATTTACATTAGGCACATCTTCTTTAAGGAGTGCAGATTTTACTCTTAATTCTTCACTATATGCTGCCATTATCTCAGTAGCATATTCAATGTCATCGTTGCCCATTTTGTTATACCAATCTCTTAATGTTGCTTCATCTGCACTTAACAGAAATGCTATGTTCTCTCTATCATGTGCATTCATGTTAGTCTTCCCGTAGAATACATCTAACTGCTGATGCTGCACCATAACAACCTGTTTCTGCATTACCATCTGAATAAGTTCGTGCATGAAGCTCTGCAGCCGTGGCGCATTCTTCAACTAGGAGTTCTGCAAACTTTTCTCTATATATTAGGTGCCCCGGTATTTCCGAGCCTGCCCTAGTTTTCATAGTTGCAAATTCAACTGCTTCCATTGCAAGTTTGTTAATCTTTTTGTTCATATGTCTCCAATCTATATTTAGAATAGGGGTAGTTTTCTTGTAACCATTCTAACAATCCCGGTTCGTTTGGTAAGAATACTGTGTTTGTTCTATCTGTGATGTATTTCATTTGATGTTGAATCGTTCTTTAATATTCTTAATTGCTATGTCAGCAGTCCAAGAAATATCATCACTTTCGAAATTAGAAATACCGATTAATGCAATTTGACTAATACAGTCTCGGACAATCAACTCAGCGAATTTTTCTCTCCAGGTTAAATCTTCCTGCATGTTATCTAGCAACCTCCAATATGCATTGTTATGCTTCAGTCTTGTATATTCTTCAGCCTGTTCAGCAAGTTGTTTCAGTTGCTCATTCATATCATTTCTTCTTCATCATTGCGAACATTTTCATCAATGCTTCGGCATTACCTTTAGCATCATCAACTGGGTGGTGTGTATGTTTTGTTTCGCGTAAGTGTTTGAATGTTGACATCGTATCTCCTACTATGCCCTTATAGAAAGATCCAATATTAGCAGATGACCACCCAAATGGATTGCGTCCAAGTTGTTGCCAAAAGTAATAGTTTAGGAAGGCTGCATCGTAGCCGTTGTTGTCTGACCAAAGGATAGGTCGTCCATCAACATTCTTATTAAGCCATATTTCAAAGTTCTGCATTGCATCTCGTGGTTCCGGAAACTTCAATGTTTCTGCACGAGTAAATCCACTGATAGCAAGTGCTTCCGGAATATAGATTTCTGAGATTGGTTTTAGTTGAGCGTAGAATGTACGCTGTAACCCTGCCTCAACAATGACTGCTCCAAAGCAAATCATTGAATGCATTCCTGGACAAGGTCCATCGCTCTCGACATCTACTGATATATTACGACTCATATAATTCTCCTATACTAGGAGTATACACTATCGCTGTAGGTAAGTCAACTTACCCTACGTAAAATACTATATCGTCTACGTTATCAAAGAGTGGCTTGTCTAATACTGTACCAACAAGTAGTCGTTGATATCCGTCTTTATCTTCTAGCTTTC